TAAGTATAAACTTCTACGCCCTGCCCTTTTCTTGCAGCATCGTTATTGAGATGAATGCTGATAAGCCAGTCTAAGTCCTCTCGATTTGCCTTTTTTACTACTTCTGCCAAATATGCATTCTGGCTGGATGCCTTGTCCACAGTACATGGAATAATCTCACAGCCGGCCGCTTCAAACATTGGTGTTAATGCAGCACATATTCTTCTGGTTTCCTGTGATTCGTTTAAAACTCCTACTGCTCCACTTCCATAGCCTCTTAATGTGTGCCTTGCGTTTAATCCGATTCTCATTTTCTTACTCATTCTTTTATTACCTCCGTTGATTTGTTCATTTTTCCGTCATCTAACAGGTCCTTGATTGCTCTAAACCAGCCCTCTACAACTTTTTCTAAAAAAGCATCTGTGATAAATACCTGTGCCCATTTCGGTAAAAGCATTCGCGCCTGGCTAAGTACCCATTTCATTTTCTGCTTTCCGGATTTTGTAAACTCCGGATTATGTTCTGCTCTTAAGAACAATTGATAAGTGTCCGCTCGGATTTCTTCTAAGGTTTTATCTCTTAAGTAGAAATAAATCCCTGCTCCCAAAACTAATAATGTAATTACAATTACAGCAATCGTAATAATTGTTTCAATTGTCATCATTATATTTTCCTCCTTACATTGCCTGTGCTGCCGCCCAGATAAGCCCGGCAATCAGAAATTCGATAATAAGTGTAAATATCTTGGCTGATACTGTGCTTTTTACACTATTTACTTGTTTTGCCGGTTCTTTTTCCATTTCATCCACACGGCTGTCCATGCGATCTACTTTTTCATTTAAACTGTTTACCATTTCATTTGTGTGTTTCACCTCCTGCACCAGTTCCACCATTGTTTTTGACATGGTGTGGATTTCATCCACGATAGGTTCTAATTTATCTAACCGGCGTGAATTTGATTTACCCCTTTCTTCTGCTTCCGTGAGGCGGTGTTCAATTTCAATTTCATCCATAAGCATCCCTCCTGTGTGAATTTTGAGTAAATAAAAAGAGCCTCCTACATCTAACAATCGTTAAATATATTTGGCTCTAAGGCTCTGTTGTTGGTTCCGTTGGAAGTTCTTCTGTAACTTCTTCCTCTGTCGGTTCTGATACTTCCTCAGTTGGCTCTTCCTGCATTGTTTCCTCAATCGGTTCTGTGACCTCTTGCATAATCAATCGAACGTAATCCGCTCTGTGCTAAGCGGTGTATACTGTCATTTACTGCCTGATCATAAGAAAACGTCCCTGTTGCAACTTTTAACAGCGCAAGGTCCATTTCTCTCTGGTATGTATCAAGAACTCCGCTTGTTCCGAATGCTGTATTCTTAAATCCCATTGACCTTGTAAGATTCCTAAGTAGTCCAATTGTCTGCTTCTGAAATGCTGCAATTAGCTGACTCATGTCATTCGGTTGTTTTAAATCAACGCCCTGTTCCTGCCACATAGACAAATCATTATTCCATGCCATATTTGCCGCTTCTTCTGCAAGGGCACTGCCCGCTTCTTTTGCCGCTTTTACAACTTCATCAATGATATCCTGTATTTGCTGTTTATGAGCTTTTGTGTTCTCTGCTACCGCCATCTGATAATCTTTATCCGCGCGCAGATGCTTCATAACTGCCGCCTGTATACCTTCGTGGATAGTGTAATCACAGGAACAAAACGCTGCTGCTCTGCAGAATAAAACTGACCACGGGTTATTGTTATTACAAGTCCTTGCTGCAATATGGCTTTTTGTAATTTCTTCATTGTTGCACTGATATTCACTATCTCACTTCCCCTCTTACAAAATAAAAAGAGCCAAACAACAAACCTCTAGTAAATAGAAATCTATTATTCAGCTCTAGCTTCTAGTTTTATATGTAATTATCGTGCAGTAAATCTATGAATGCGTCAGATTCTAACTTTTTCTGTTTTTCCTATGTCTAATGTAGTATAGTCCTTCTAAAATAACTTTTACTATAAATGCCCCAAACAAAACCATACCATCGTATACTATAAATTCCAATACAGTAAATGTTTCTTTTTCTAATTTGTATATCATTCCTGATGCCATAATTGATAATGTCAGAAATGCTGGTAATAAAATAGTTTCTATTAACTCATATTTTTTCCCTCTCACTTTTTCTTCTAACATCACTATAAAATTATATAACATAAAATGAGGCACATATAACATACTCGCTATCGCAAATGAAAATATCACTAACCTAAAGATGTCCATACTAATAAACAATTCTCTATTCCACACAAATATAAAAACAAATCCCGGAAATCCTAAAAACAGAATAGCGCATAGTGTATATCCGATTTTATTAGTAAGAAATTCTATTAAATTATCCATACTTTCTCTCCTTCTGTGTATATATTTTCTAAATTATATACTACTATTGTCTTAAGCGCAATTGTAAAAATAAGAGAGCCTATTTCTAAGCTCTCTACTATCTCTAAGCCACTCCCTATTTCAAATACGAATATAAATTCTTACTCGTTATTATCTTGATACATCTAATTTCATCATAAGTGCTTCCTGCAACACCCTCGAAACATTAATATGTGCTTTCTCGGCTTCTTGATTTAACCAATTCGGAAGTGTTACATTTCTGCGAACTGTTTTGTTATCAATTCTTCGTCTATACTCTACAAAATCGATATCAACCAATGACAAATATCCTTGCCCATCTTCTGCAAATGTTCCATTTGCCACATTAATATCTTTCATCATGCTAGGTTCCGGAAGTTCTCTTCCATCATCTTCATAAGAAATTCCCTTTAATCCAATTGCATCTCTTGCCATATCAACGGCATCCGCCATTCCAAAACCTTCTGTTAAAATTTCTAAATCTGGTACCTCGATTAAAACTGTATCTTTTTCATCAAACAACTGTGTAAATATTACTGGATATACTCTTTTCATCTTCTCTTCCTCCATACTCTTCTACTATATTTCCTATCATCTATATCCATTCACAAAGGCAGGGGATTTTATAATCCCCATTTCCTTATAATTGCTTTTGCCAATCTCTCGTTTATTTCCTTATGTCTCGGAACCTGTTCTTCGTCTGAACCTCTTACATATACATCGTGATTTCCACCATGTCTTTTAAATTCAAATCCTGCTGCTTCAAGTTTCTTTATTAAATCTCTTTGCTTCATTAGTGTTCCTCCTTGTTAATTATATTATACACACTAATTGTGTATTCGTCAATTATTTTATGTGTATTTTATACACACTTATTTTATCAATAAAAATAGAGAGCTTATTTCTAAACCCTCTATAAATAGTTACCTTAAACTATGCTATTTAAATTTTATAACCTTCTGCATTTAATTTTGGATTTCTCATCTATTTTCCTCGCTTTTTCTTCCTTCTCTTTCCTTGAATTTCCATACCATAATCCTTTGGTGCAGTGCCACACTTCTCCATTCTCTGCACCAATCTGTAGGATTCGTAGGCTCTTGCCATTGCATCTCTAATACTAAAAAGCATATTATCCTCCTAAATTTCTATTTAGCTTAGAATTCACATTCAAAAGTTATAATCAAGATTACTAATGAAGTTTTCAATTTTACCATTCTCAATAATAACAAATTCAGCTAAGAATCTATCCCCATCTTTAATTGACTTTTCTACATATTCATCTGCATCTTCATTAAAATCACTGAACCAGAATTCAACACCATCATCAACAGAAGTATTTTTAAAAACAAAATATGGATATTCATTCTCATTAAGACTAAGAATATCATTTGCGATTTCATTGAATCTTTCAATGACATGCCCTCTTTCTAATGACGATAAATTATCCTCTTTAGACTTATCGTATTCCTTATTCTGTTCCATGAACTTACGAATACTATCTGCAATACATTCTTTATCTTTCGTAAAGAAAATCTGCTGATTACCCATTTCCCAACAAACTCTATCTGGTGTATTATCAGATTTGTTCATTTTGTCATTGATCTTACTCCAAATTTCTCGACCTCTTAATCCGGTAATAGACTGAACATTTCCCATAGCATCTCTTGGAAGTGTTTTGTCTGAAAGAACACTCCAAACAACAGGGCTAAAGAGCCAAGAATTTTTATATTCACACAATGTTTCACCTGTGTAATCTTTTTTTATTCCGTATAAACTGCTATAACTCATATCTCCTCTTTCTATCGAGTGACCGGCGCGTTAAATGGCGTGTTAAGGACGCGTTAAACTCGATAGTCACTCGATTATTAAACTTTTTATTTATCATTAAACTTTATTGGTAAACTTTTATTACCATTTCTTCATAACACTCATTCAATGGTTTTGGTTCTTTTTCTGTCATGCTGTCACATTCTTCTGTGTTATCGCATCTTTCTTTGCAATCTGTTTCATTGCAATCTTTGCAGCATATTTTCTTACCGAAACCTGTTGTTTCATAGCTTGTGCAAAACATACACATTAACCTCCATTATCTTTTGCCCTCTAAGAGTTCCACGCATTCTCTGTACGCTTCCGCTCTTCCAGTATAAAATGCTATTGCATGTTCTGCTTCTGCAAGAAAATCATCTGTCAGCTCATGTACGCATTTCACATGTCTGGCTTTTAAAACATCTATTTCATATTCCAGCATATCAGCTTTTCCGGCATTATAGCCTTCCATGTATAGTTCATTTTCTTTGTTGGTTCTTGTTGCTCCTGTAATAAACAGTGCAATAGTAACTCCAGCAAGTGTGCCCAATATAAATCCTATCATTGTGGTTTCACCTCGCTTTCTACGGATTCTTCCCAACATCTCATACATTCCGAAACACATCTTTCGCTACATGGCTGTTTAGGTTCGTAGCCAACATCATCTGGGCATAAGTCAAAACTTAATACTGCAAAAATCTTTTCTTTCTGCTCCTCTGAATCAAATATAATCTTCATGCTCTCCTCGCCATCCTTTGCATCCTCATTTGCGCTACATATTGTCCGTAGCTTAGTCCTGCTGCTCTTGCGGCTGCTGTATAGTCACTGATAGATTTTCGGTTGTCTGCTTTTTTCTGCCTTTCAGCTTCTTCCTTCTTCCGTTTTTCTCTGTCTCTAATTCTTTCTTTTTCACGCAACCCTGTGTCATAACACGAATCGCTACAATACTTAGAATTGTACCGTATGGCAATATATGTTTTCCCGCAGACTACACATTTTCTTGTTTCT